AAATATCACCACCAAAAATGTGTGTAAATGTGATAATATTGTTTTCTACACTAACAGTAATTTCAGGAATATTCAACGCCAAAATATCTGATATAAAACTTGCTTGCGAAGTTCCAGATAAAATCACTGTATAATCAGTTACGTCACTGGATCCAATTTCTGTTACAGCAATGGTAAGTTCGTCGCTGGCAGTGAATGGGTTTGCAGCAATAGCAGTGCCACTCACAACAGTTTGACCTGTTACTCTTCTACGATATGGTTTGAAAGCGTCAGAATTGTCACGCAAAGGATCCCATGCAATCCACACTGTTCCGGCAACAATTCCATTGCCGCCACCGGCTGGATCTAGACCAAAAATTGCATCTTCTGCTCTATTAAAAAATTCTGTACCTAGTGTGGTAAAACTTTGTGTGGTTGAATTGTATCTCTTTATAACTACATCAGCACCACTGCCTGTGGCACCCAGTTTCATAAACACGCTACCACTTGGACGAGGTACTGTATCTGTACTGCGCCAGCTCGGGATCTCAGCAAAAGTGCCAAAAGTCAATTTTGGATTTGCATAGCTGCTACCAGATGAGCCCAAGCCTAGACTTGCCATTGGAGTGCCTGATGAATTAGAAATTAGAATTTTTCCATCAGCTGTTGTGCCATTGCTTTCGGCTGCATCTGTGGCATATAATTCTAGTCTGCCCTCAATGTAAGCAGCGGTGACTCCATCAATTGCAGCACCATTGATTGCTGAAACTACCTGCGCAATAGTTCTGGCTGACCCTGTGTTACCAACTGTTACTGTGGTACCGTTGATTGTTAATGCAGCGGCCGGACTGCTTGCCGGAATAGCAGTTGTGCTGGAAGTTGCAAAAGTCACAGTGCCTTTGATTGTGGGCCAACTTTGTGCCCATGCACTAGTACCAATTCTTACCCAGACATTGCTTCTATTTTTGTAAAACAAAATTGCATTGCTACCTGTACCAAAAGAAACTGCATAGCTTCCAATCTGGCCAATTGAGTCATTAGGAACATAAATGCCACCGGATAGAGTTTGATTGGCAATAGAAGTAATCAATAAAGGAGTTTTAAGGGTGAATTGACTGTTAATTGCATCCCATTCATTGATTCCCCAGACACTTTCAGTCAAATCCATCCAATGTGTATTGTTTGCTACAGCTCCAATTGGACGAACACTTGTACCTTCAAGTTCGTCTAGATCTATGTCTGCACGAATTGCATAGATTCTATTGACGTTGCCCAACACACTGTAGGCAGTCATCAGGCCGTATTCGTTACGCTCGTCGCCATTTAATGGAGTGCCTGCTGCACTTTGTTGAAAACTGGGATAGCCCATTGATGCTATCAATTCACGCTGGCTGCTGTAAGTCAATAACTTACCTGCACGAGCAGCAGTAGTGTCTGTAGCCGACGTGCCCGATGGATTGGTTTTATCTTGAGCAGTTGCTAGAATAATTAGAGGAACAGTTCCTACTGCACCTGGAATATATTGACTTTCGTCTGTAACGGTTATTTCTATACCTGGGGATACTAGTGCCATGTTTTTATCCTTTAACAAAACATTTGTTTGTATTTATAAAAAGGATAATAAATTTGGCTCTGATGAGGTGCCTTTAAAAGGTTTTACTTATAAATAAAGGTATGCAAAGACCACTCTGCACTCAATGTCGCGGTAATCCTGCAGCAGTCAATTACAAATTGGGCGCAAAAACCTATTACAGAAAAACATGTGCCAGTTGTGCTAGAAAAGGCAGGCAAGTCAAAGAAATGCCCGGCTGGACCAAGACAGGATACAAGAAAAAACTTGTGTGTGAGCGTTGCAATTTTAAAGCCAAAAATTCAAATCAAATATTTGTTTTTTATCTTGACGGCAATTTAAAAAACAACAACTGGATCAACTTGCGTAGTGTGTGTGCAAATTGCAGGATAGAACTTAACTCTACTAAAACTACCTGGCGTGAAAGTCCGCTAGTAGCAGATTATTGACCTTGCTGTAAAGTTCTTGTATAGTGCCGTTGTTTTCGATTTCGTGATTAAAAGTTTGTCCAATCCAGGCCCACTCGCTGTGATGCACGTTGGGATATCGCTGTGGCATCAATTGCCCAGCATCCTCTAGTAGCCATTGCCTATCTTCGTGTGTGGTATTTTCTCGTAGCGCACAGTCATACCACTCGGGCAATGCACCACGTTTGACCCATACGCACATGCCACCGTGTTTTCTAATAGCAGCTATTTCGTTGGGAAAACGCACGTCGCTGATTACAATGTCTTCAGTGGTTTTACGCAGTCTGTTTTCCAGGCTGGCAATCCAGATGTCGTTGTGAAATGCGCCGCGACAAACTTCGGTGCCCCACAGTTGTAGCATGTATCTAGGGGTAAGTCGGGGCATGTCAAGCCGCTTGGCCCACCAAGGATCCACCTGTTCGCGCCACTCTCTGGCTTCGGGTGTGAGTCCTTCCAGCAGTTCCCGATCCCACCCAAACACCTGTGCCACAGCATCTTTAAGTGTGCCGGCAAAGCTGTCTCTAACAAAACCGTGTTTGGCTACCAAGTAATTGGCCACTGTGTCTTTGCCGGAAGAGATGAAGCCTGTGATTCCTATGATCATAAAAAATGCCCCCTAAGGAGCATTTTAATACTGTTGTTGCACAAAGTCAAACGCCGTACCGGTTCTTTTTAGGCTTGGCCACAGGACTGTCTTTGTGAACAGTAGGCCCTTCTTGACTGCGTAGATCGCCGTGATTCATATCTTCGTGATTGGCATGAACTGCTTTGTAAGCCAATTTGAGCATTTCTTGCTCTTCTTGACTGTAAGGCGCTGTCAATTTCCATTTACCAAGCCAGGATTCTTCATCAACTTCGGGCATGGTTTTGCCGTCGGTAGCTGCTAGTGCCAGCCCCAGTCTATACAGTGTGTAATCACTGTTCCATTTTTTACCGTCAGTGAATCTGTTCAAGCCTCTAGTGGCTCTGCGTTGGCTATCTTTGAGTTCGCCCACGCTTTCTTGTATGATATCTTTAATCTTCATTATCCAATGACAAAGCCTAACGGCATTGACCCATCAACAAAATCTTTTAATTCTTGCTCCAGCTTTTCCATTTCTGCCTTGGCTTCACCTTTGAGTGTGGCACCATTCAACTGTGTTCCGCCTTGTGGCCCTGGCAAACTGGCATATTTTTCTCTAGCTTCACCCACAATCAATTTAGCAAAACTGTAGGCGTACTCTTGCACCCACGGAAATGACTGTACATCATTCAGTATCATTGCATCTGGTTTGTAGTTGTAAAGATGCAATAGCACATCTTCAAATCCGTTAGGATCTGCATTAGCGCCTGCAAATGGAATTTTACGTATCAAGGTCAGCTTTTTGGTCACTTTGTTAAACGTAAAGTTCAAATAACCACCGAACATGCGCATGGCCAACTTTTGATAATCCACAAACAGTTCGTAGTTGAGCAAGCCGCCCACTCTACCTGCCACCAGCATGTAAGTATTCAAATATCCGCTTGCAAACGGTTCAAATTGGCTGGCAGTTGTGCCCGACACTGAACCAATGCCGCGTCTGTAGGCAGCTCTAACATCCATGACCACGTCAGGCAATATGATTTCTTGTGTTTCCGGAAACAGTTTTAGAAATGCGTAACTTTCTTCCACACTATTTGTTGCCCGCTGTCTATACTTGACCAAGGCCTGATTGATAGCCATGTCGTAGTGTTCTTTGTCCAATTCAACATCTACTATGCCATCACCTAGGCGCATGCGGATATAGTCTGTGATATCCGAACGGCGTTTGTTGAGGCTGTCCAACCACTGTGCGTTTGGATCAAACTCAATGTGACCCGATCCTGTTCCTGTGGCCGGATTGTAAAGACTATCGGATTTTAAGACGCCGTTAGCGTAAAAATATGTAGTGTCCGCTACTACATTACCAGTAAAAGGGTTAGACATCCATGTTCCTAAAGTACAAGTATTTATTGTACTCGAAGGAGAACAGTGTCCGAATTAAGCCTGCCGTTGCCCAGTGTTTCTGTGGCCTTGATATCTTCTAAAAACTTGCGCAACTGTATTTTGCCCGCTTTGGCAAACTCTTTGAGTTTTTCTTCGGGCTTCCTCAGTGTTTTGCCAATGCTTGCGGATTCATTGTACCCGGTTAGTGTAGTGCCTTTGACACCCAATGGCCCAGTTACACTGTCAGCCATATACTTGTACAGTTTGCGTGTTTTGGTATTGTAGCACCACAGCTCTTGTGCGCCAATGATATCCACAGGATTGATACTCACCAGCTTGAGTGTCTTTTCTTCTCGCATGTATTTGAGCTTGCTGACAACTTTTTCTTTGTTGGGCGCACGTTTGACTCGGGCTTTTTTGGTAGCCTTTTTCACATTGCGATACTGATCCAGCGCATCCAGAATGCTTTGTATAAATGCGTGATGACGCTTGTAGTCGGCTGCTTTGTAATGACGGTATGCTTCTACTATTTGCTCATCGGCTCGACCAAGTGCTTCGCCCAGTTCAGTTTTGCGAGCCATGAACAGGTCTTCAAACTTTTTGATTTGACTCTGTGGTACTGCGTTAGACACAAGGTAATCATAGGCCTTGGGATCAACTGTGCCACCTGCAACCACTTCATCATACAAGCCTTCAAAATGGCCCAGGTGCTCACTGGTTTTTTCGTTCAGTCTGTCCTGAATAGTTTTGACTGCTGCAGGTGCTACTGTTTTTTGTTCTGCTGCGGGTTCGTCGGGTATATCGCTGTTGATGATCTCGTATAGGCGATCTTTTACATAACTGAGTTCTTTTGCTCGCAACGGCATGCCCTGCTTGTGTGATTTGATCAAGCTGCATACTGTAATAGGCAGCAATCTATCGCTACTGCGAATAAAACGACTGACTTCGTTTTTGCTGTAATGGTCCTTCATCCAATCCGCAACATACTTTTTTAGGTCTTTGGCACTATAAAAGTAATTGTAGTAGAAAAAACTCTTACGCAAGTGATGATCAAACTCTTCTTGCGTCATTGCTAGAGCACGTTCAGTGTCCCACACTGGCTCACGACCTGTGTGCTTCTCATCAGCAAACAATGGATCGCGTTTTTTGGGTGGGGCTTTTTTGGGTGCTTTGATAGATTGTGCTAGTGCCACAGCAAGCTCCTTGAGTTGTACAAAATATAATTATACTATTCTTTGGGTTTTTCGTCAAGCAGTGTTGCAAACATGAGCCACGATTGCAATTCTTGCAACTCTTGTTGTACTTTTGCTAACTGATCGTCGTAGCGAACACTGTGTCCATGTTTGCGACGCTCTACGTTTAGTTGGCTAAGTTCGGTTACGCTTGACTCCAAGTTCCTGTACATACGTTCCATTTGGCGTTTGTTGGTCAAGTTGTACATGGCCCATAGATTACGTCTAATTTGAGTATCTATTGCGGGCCAATCGTCCAGCGAATTAAAATCACTCATAGTACTAGTATATAGCAAAACCTAATTTGTGTCAATTTGGGTGTCCGCTAAATATAAAATAACAGGAAACAATTGTGCCAAGATTATCAGTTTGGAAAGACGGAGCCCATAGCAACGACTACAAATACTTTGACAGGAAAATAAGCGAATTATTTACTGTAGGCGGTACCGGCATACTGGTGCATAAGTATCTCGGCATCAACGAACAAAATACCACAAAAACCACCAGTGGCGCACAGGCCACAGCTGGAACCGTTTTGAACTTTGCCACAACCAGCAACATTGACCTGGGCATGTTCGTCACAGCCACAGGTGTCGCTACCGGCACCACAGTTGCAGCCAAAACTGCCAACACTGTCACACTCAGTGCCAGCACTACCAGTGCTGTTGCATCTGGCGCAACTGTAAAATTTTATACAGATGCAGCCAAGCCCAGTTATATCAATCAATCTGCACTCAACATACAGGATCTGCTGTTTGTAGAAAATCGTGACAGAAAATACGATACCGATGTATACAGCATGCGTGGCATATACACTGTGCAAGACATGACGTTTGATTTGAGTCAGTTTGGTATGTTTTTAAACACCGGCACCCTGTTCATGGTGTTTCATATAACTGACATGGTAGCTACTTTGGGTCGCAAACTGATGCCAGGTGATGTTATTGAATTGATGCACCTAAAAGATTACTATCCCCTAGACGACAGCTTGCCAGTGGCCTTAAAAAGGTATTACGTGATCAGCGATTGCAACAACGCTGCCGAAGGATTTAGTGCCACCTGGTGGCCACACTTGTGGCGTGTAAAAATCAATCCGCTGACCGACAGTCAAGAATACAAAGACATACTGAATCAAATCAAGGTTGATACCGATATCAATGGCAATACCGGTAATGTGACACTGGGTTCAGTAACCAGTATTATCAGCAAATACATAGAAATTAACGATGCCATACTGAGAGAAGCCGAAACCAATGTACCTTACAGTGGTTATGATATTGATCACATCTACATAAAACCAACCACAGAAGATAATGCTTACCCTGGAGATCCAGAAGGTATCACTGCGGATAATGGAGCTGTAACTGGTGATAGCGGAATAGCAGAAAGCAGTGGCGGCATAGCCAGTCCAAGTTCAACTGTTGAGGGTTATTTGACCGGTGACGGCAAGGCACCCAATGGACTGCCGGTTTATTCGGGTATTGCATTTCCCGCAAATCCATTGGTGGGAGATTATGCCCTACGAATAGATTATTTGCCTAACCGACTGTTTAGATGGGATGGTCGCAGATGGGTCAAGATCGAAGACAATGTGAGAACCACGCTCACACCAGGTGCAAATAATCAAACTCTGCGCAGCGGCTTTGTAAATAATACAAACACATTCACAAACAACAGCGGTGAAGTGAGCGAAAGACAAAGCCTAAGCCAGGCACTAAGACCCAAGGCAGACAATTAATGGCGCAATTATATTTTTACGACGGGCAGATACGCAGATTCTTGGTACAGTTCATGCGAATTGTAAGTAATTTTGAAGTTGAATTTGGCAAGGATCGTGACGGCACACGCACCTTACAACGAGTGCCTGTGTATTATGGTGATCCCAGCAGACAAGGCGCAACCATATTGAGAGGCAACAGTGAAAACACACTCAATGCTGTGCCAGCCATGAGTGCCTACATAAGTGGCTTTACCTATGCTCAAGATCGAATGCAGGAACCCACGTTCGTCAGTAAAATGAATATTCGTGAAAGAGAATACGATGCCGAAACAGGTCTGTATGGAACGCAGCAAGGCGACAGCTACACTATTGAACGTTTGATGCCGGTCCCTTACAACCTAGAAGTAAAACTGGACATTTGGACCAGCAACACCGAACAAAAAATGCAATTGATCGAACAACTGGCAGTGTTGTTTAATCCTAGTCTTGAAATTCAAAGCACTGACAACTATGTGGATTGGAGCAGTTTGAGTTATGTGGAATTGACCAATGTGTTGTGGACATCAAGAACTGTGCCAGCCGGGGCTGATGAAACAATTGATATTGCTTCATTGACTTTTACCATGCCAATCTGGATCAGCGCACCAGCTAAAGTAAAACGTCTTGGCGTTATACAAAAATTTATTGGTAGTATATATGACGAACAAGGTGCGTTCAGTGACGATACTGTGTTGTCCAATTTGATCAGTAGAGTTTATGTAACACCGTTGGATTATGGTGTATTATACACAGGCAATCAACTACAGTTATTGAAGAAACAAGAAATTGTAGATTCTGAAGATAACATTATTACCTCAGGCGCTCCGGTTACCTGGAAAGCACTGATTGAAGTATATGGCACATTGATTACTGGCAGTACTGAAATCAGATTGGCTTTGCCAACTGGTACAGAATTAATTGGAAGTATTGCTTATCACCCAACTGATCCATATCTCTTACTGTTTGATCCATTTGAAGATACTGCGCCATCAAATACCTTGCCGCCAATCAATGCAATCATAAATCCTTTGAATGTCAAAGTGGATAGCAATTTGTTATCGCCCAGTACAGGTACCAGATATCTTTTGACTGATTCCATAGGCAATGATGCCAATTTAGAAGGAAGCACAGTCTGGAATGATCTGGTAGCCAATCAAAATGATATTGTAGAATACACTGGTTCCGTTTGGCAAGTGGTGTTTGACAGTCAAAATGAAACGTCAACAGAATATGTTACTAACACATTAACAGGAATTCAATACCGCTGGACCGGCGAAGCTTGGGTCAAATCAGTGGAAGGTGTTTATCGAGGTGGTGAGTGGAGTCTTATCATATAGGTTGTGGTGCATTAATTTACAGTATCACAACCAAAAGATATCTTTTCTTATTGAGAAATCAAAAACGACATGCAGGGTCCTGGGGCTTGGTTGGCGGTGGTGTTGAACCCGGAGAAACCGCAATAGAAGCCTTGCATAGAGAATTGATTGAAGAAATTAATCTTGTAGAATACAATCAAATAGTACCGCTAGAAAAATTTACCAGTGATCAAGGCAATTTTGAATATCATACCTATTTGATAACGGTTGAAAAAGAATTTGTGCCAGAGCTGAACGACGAACACAGAGGGTATGCATGGACCACAATAGCAGATCATCCAAAACCTTTACATCCCGGAGTATGGCGGACTTTTAACTTTCAAGCTATTGTAAGTAAAATAAAAACTTTTGAGCAAGTTTTAGAGATCACACTCTAGTACTAGATCACGAAAACTAATTCTACGTAAATTATTATGATCTTGCCATTGAGCAGGTATGTAACCGCTTCCGGTGCTATTTACTAACACAAAATCTACCAACGGATAAGTTCTAAAAACATGTGTCATTGACAATGCCCAGTAGGTATCTGTGGTGTTGTTATAGTCAGTGTAAGCGTTGGTGTCTTTATACACATTATCATAATGACCCACAGTGTCCAATCCGTCATGACCCAGCAAATATATTTTTGTGTGTCCGTCAAAACAGGCCAAGTAAGCGGCAATGGCACCTGCATTCCAACCTGGGTTTTGTGGTATCACATGGAAAATACCAGGATAACTCAAAATATTTTCATGAGTACTATACACAACATTGGTTTTGACAAATCGTGATTGTCTCACTTCATGTGCCATTTGTGATCCTACAACTACCAAAAAATCAGGTGTGTAATCTCTATAGAGAGCATTACAACCGTATGTTTGAACATTGCGTCCTTTGAAAAGATTTAGATCAAAACCCAACCTACTTGTGCCGTTGCCTATCACGACTGCTTTCTGCATGAATCGTTGATTATGAACAGATTTGGCAATAAATTCCTTGCCGTAATTCCACTCGCCTTCTCTGTAGATGGCCGAAGAATGAACATCTTCGCCGTGATAGTTGGTTCTAAAAAGCTTGCGTATTGTTTGCACTTGGGTTCCTGACCGCCATTGTGTATTTATTTTAAAATCAGCGGAAAGGCGGTCCGCCTATCCAAAGCACCAAAGATCTACGCACACCTTTGGTTACCGGTGCAACTCTGTGCAGCGTGTATGAAGGGAAAAACCATGCCCGCCCTTTTACATAATCCAAAGTTTGAACGTCATCATTAGTGGTTTTGACTTGAAATTCACCTCCTTCAAAATCAGATGGATCAGACAGTAGCATAGACATAGATAACTTGCGTGGCGCATGAGTGTCATTGGGCGAAGCATCTGTGTGCCAGCTGTAGTGATCTTTGTTGTCATCGGTGTATAAAGTCAGCTGCATTGGCTCGTAAAATCCAGTTAGGTCAAAGTGAAAATATCTACTATTGACTTCAGCCACTGCTCTAGCCAGCTTGTCCCATATTGGATGTAATTCTGGTTTTGTTCCTAGCCAAGACACGTTACCTTTTCTTATATCCGGACTTACAATGCCATTATCAGCAGATCCACCAACTTCGGCAGACTGCATTGACAACCACTCAGGCTGCGCTAATATAGAATTTATTTCGTCATTGGTAAGAAACCCGTCCCAGTATGCTAGACTGTCTTTACCTGGAATGTTTCGTGGCGGAATACTGTACAACATCAATTGCCTCCATAATTTTTAACATTTGTTCAAAAAAATTGATAGTGTGAATCTATAATGACTTGCTATATGCGATTGAGGTCGCACAGTATGGGGAATTTTTGCGTCAAAACACAACAATCTTCCTGGCACATAAGCAGTTGCAAAAGCTATTTCTTGGGTGTCATTTTTAAAAAATAGGGTTTCGCCGTGCCACCCATCATTCCAATTTAGATTTACATAATAAAGTAACACCTTGTCGTTTTGATGTGTGTGTATAAAATGAGAATCTGCTGGGGTTGATAAATTCAAAACAGTTTTCTCTATTTCGTATCCAACAATTTCTTCAGCAGCTGGTGTTTTTTGGATTTTTTCAATTATGCCCAAGTTATCGATATCAGTTTGAGAATACAACGAGTGTAGATAACGATGCTTTGAATTTTCTAAATTATGTGTATCTTCCCAACCAATTTGAAAGTAACTTTTAGTTGCAAAGTCATATATATCATTTCTATAGTGAAAATCAAATAGGTTATCATATATAGCTATTCTTTGTTCGCTATCTAATATAATTTCGTTCATTTGGTTTCCATATTGTACGTTCTATTCTTTTGATATGAATAATTGGATCTAACTGTTTGATCACCTGCTTCCTGCAAATAAGATCCATTTTTTCTAACATAATGAAGAAATACCTGCCCGGAATAATATCCTGGAGGTCCATCGCACTTGTCTCTCCAATGATCTAAGTCGCACCCGGGATACAACAACCCATCACCTTCGCCTAGATCAAATCTCTGTCCATCCATATAAATTGGCCATGCATAGTGATGTGATCTTCCCAGTTGTAGAGTTACACTAACTTCACAAGCAGGCCTATCGCTGTGTTTTTCAAGAATATCACCATTACTATACAGTCTAGCATAAGCATAGGTAGGAATCAATGGCTCGCCAAATATATTTTCAATAGTGGGCCAAAGTCTTTCTTGCAAAGTTTCGAACATGTATTCGTGGTCTAATATGGCCCGTGCATTGGGAATTTGATCATCGCCGCCTGGTTTTAGGTCCATTGAACGCAACAGAACGTGTGTAAAAAAATGACAAAATTCTATTGGTATAAGTTTTGGAATATATGCTAATTTATTTTGAGACATTGTACCATTTCTTCATATTTGATTTTTTTAAAACTAAAAGTAAGAATAACTCGTTCAGTGTTTGGAACCAATGTGACCGAATGCGGAACAGTGGAATTCATCAACCAAGTTTGTCCGGTCTTTGAACAAAAAGATTCTCGCAAATAGGATTTTTTTTCTTGTTTGTTCCACGTATAAAAATTGGTTATTTCTCCTGCAGTTTTTAAATAAACGTTGATAGCACAATTTCTTCGCACATCAACATGTGCTGCCACAACCGGGTCAGGTACATCAGATGCGGGTATTTTTAACACCTGCACACCTGGTATTTCATTTTGCAATATGTTGTGAGGCAATTGATCTACAAAATTTTCGCTATTTAAAACTTCATATGTTTCAATAGCAACTGGATTTCCATCTAGATTATTTGCGTATTTTTGTAATCTATTGTAACTATAAATTATTTTTAAATTTTTTTCAACCAGCTGACAACTATCTATACTAATAGGAATTTGGTACGCACATCTCATAAATTATTTTACAATATAGCCTGCCACATCTGTTAGTGCGTGTATGGTTTTGTTTTCAGTTTTTATCTTTATCTGTTTTGGTCCAACAAAAGTTTGATTGTCAATCTGTATCTGACCGCTTCCAAGAAATAATTGTGTTCCTTGTGCCAATTCAGTTTGATTATTTTTCAACATTGTAAAGGTTTCAACATAATTCCTAATTGGAAATTTTTCTATATTCATGTGTTGATTAATGCAAAAAACCTCCAGGTCCTCAATTATAGTGGCTTGCCATTCTCCTGTACCAAGAGGTTTTGACAAAGTTGAATCAAATTTTTCCCAAGCTATTGTTTCACCGGTATCTGTGTTTGTAAATGTACAACTTCCTCGTGCAACTAACCAAATATAAGCAAAATTTGAAGAAGCGGTAAAAACATTTTCCAACATGGGTTCAATATTAACCGGAATTGCCACTGGCAAAAATGCTCTTGCGATTGCTAAATCAAAAGCTTTGTGTATAGTCAATAATTGGCTCATTTTAAATCTCTACTATTTGTTCTGATTCAGGAGCAGGAGGCAACAGGTCTTGAGCAAGATAAGTGAAACTTTGTCCGGCCAACTGTTTAAACTGTGAAATTTTATTTTCGTCAGCACTAAAACTTTCTTCTCTTTGTTGTTGTTCTGCTATCCATAATCCTGCCACGGCTATCCTTTTTTTAATTTCTTCTATGTCATCAACTCCTGGCCACATATTCAATGGTTGGTACGCCAATGCCCGATACTGATTGGGATCTTGATGTAATGTTTTGTCTGAGGCAAAAGAAACTATTAAAGACTTTGATTCTTCGTCATAACTGTGTATTTTCATGTGTAAAAGTTCCATATGTTTTCCTATTAAGCTACTCCACCCAATCTTGTTCCTGTAACCGGCCAAGTTACAAAAGGATTGCCCACAATATAATTTCCTGCGCCACCGGCTGAGCCACCAGCAGCACCGGGAGTACCTGGAGTTGCTGAGCCAGTCCCTCCTCCTGTACCGTTGGCTCCGAGTGCGCCGCCAGCGCCTCCAGCACCACCGGTAGCAACAAATGTTGGAAATACTGGAGCAAAAGGAGCACTGCCGCCTGGCCCACCTGCGCCAGGAGCAGACACAGTTCCAGCACTACCAGGACTGCCGCCTGCATTCACGCCGGTGCCGCCTGCTCCGCCAGCGCCTCCAGCACCACCTGCTCCGCCACCACCACCGCCACCGCCTGATGATCTTGTTACTGGGCCACCGGCTTTCTTAGGTCTTGGTGCAATACCATTAATAGCACCGCCACCACCACCTCCGCCACCTCCACCAGCAACCGTGCCAGGATTTTGAATAGTGGTAGGACGATTGACAAAAAGTGCGTTTCCGCCTCCTGATCCTGTGCCACCTACTGAGGCTGGAGAAGGGCCACCAGCGGCTCCGGCGCCACCACAGCCAGTAATTGAGCCATTGTTGATAATAGTTACGGTATCAGCAGGATTGAACGCATTTGGCACCAACATGGCATATACTGGTGTTGAAGGAGCCGTAATATTTACTCCTGGATTGATTGTGACTGTGATATCAGAAGCTCCAGCTACATAAGTTGGCCCTCTATTGGTAAAAACGTCATAACTGGTCTGTGGCGAACTGAGCACAATAGGTATAGATACCCTATTAACAGCTCCATAAAAATTACCCATTGCTATTTGGCCAGAGGTTGGTATTGCTGCGTTAGTGGGACTGTTTGGAACTAGGCCGCCGCCTCGGTAATATTCACTAAGTGAGTGGGGTACAGTACCACCAAACTCCGTAACAATTGTTGTTATGGATATTGGTACTCCAGGTCCTGGAATTGGCAATTTTAGTTACCTCGCTTTATTTCCAAAATTTCTTGACGTAGTTCTTTGATTGCCTCGATAATCAAAGGCAATGCTCGCTCGTAGCGTACGGTAAGATATTTACTATCTACAGGAGCAGGGGCAACAATTTCAGGTAAAACTTCTTGCATTTTTTGTGCAGAAATTCCAACATTTTTTTTCATTTCATAACCCAATTCTTGAGCAGTAGAATTTGGTTCGTAGTAAAATCCTTCCAACGCACAAATTTTATCTAGTGCATTTTCAATTTTGCCCAATTTATTTTTGAGTCTATCATCAGAAAAATAAGCTGTAATTTCGTTTGTGGCACGTATCTCTCCAGTCCTACCTGATGCAGCAGTGCCCACACCCAATGACTGGCGTATGGCCACATAATTGGTAGTGATTGTGCCCAATGACGGATCAAAGTTCAGTGTAGCCGACACGTATTGACCACCGCTGCGCCCAGAAATAGAAGGTTGCATAGATAGATAATAGGTGGCCGGCTCGGCTCCTATTGTCAAAATTGGTTGCGCTGACGTAGAAGTTATCATTACGCTTGCGCCTCAGTCCAAGAAAGTCGGCATGCACATGTGGCAGTTGTAGCACCAATATTTCTAACCATGATGCTAATAATGTCCGGACCATTAGGGTAAAATGCTGTGTTGCTTCTGGATTCACCGCCGCCTAGTATGCTAGATCCCATGTCCCTGACCAGGTCTAGTTCTTGTTGTGTGGTAGTAAAGTTACTACCACCGGCTGTGTTTAGATAAAAACCATAAATTGTTTCACCACCACTTATGGTTGTGGTTCCTTGATGCGGCACATATTGAGCCAGGCTAGACCCGCCCACTGTTTGCCAACCCACTGAACCATTACCAACAAAACCGTTTAGCACAAGAGTTACCAAGAACTGACCAGTGCTGGAAAAATCCAACTGTCGTAAAACCATCTGCATGCGATTAACGATTTCTCTAGTGCCCAGCGTGGTTCCAGCAATACCATTGCTGACACTGGGAGCAATTCTAAAACTTAATAAAGCATTAGTAGCTGCTGCGGCGATAGACAATGTTGTGGTCATACCTTGTGTGAATACGAAAGATTTATCATCATCATATCTACCATCCATGATCACGCTGGTACCCCAGTGACTGATAACTGGACTAAAACTTGGACTGTGCAGTTCTACCGCGGTTGGTGCTGTGGCGGTTACTGTAAAAGTCTGCGGTCCTCCTGTGCCCAACGCACCAAAAATCATACCTTGTGTAGTAGATGATGTGGCTGCTTCAGTGAGTCTGATTGAACTATTGAGAGTCACAGCCGCCACAAAAGTGTCAGCTGGAATACCAGTACCTACAACATATTGTCCAACACGCACATTAGTGGTATTACTGGTTGTTACCACAGCACTGTTGGCAGTTTGTGTGACCACTTGTGTAACTGTTGGAGCCCCTCTGGTGAGACCGGTAAATGATGGTGCAAAACTAATGCTTTGTGTGCCACCAAATGTGGCCGGTTGGCTAAGGGTCACTGAGGTATTGGTTGTAACACTTTGTACAGTTGTTCCGGTCTGTATGCCATTGCCTTGTACAAATTGACCAACACTGACACCAGTGGTGCTTGTTCCTGTTATGGTTCTGCTGCCGGCAGAGAGTGTAAAGTTCAAAGTTGCAGCAGCAGATTTACCGGTATATTCCACATGCTCGCTGGCTGTGGCATTATGTACCCACAACACGCCTGAACTGGGAAATTCAAGATTGTTTACCACGCTCATGGTGGCATCACCAGTGCCCAAGGTAGAGGACAAGCTGGTTGTTTTGCTAAATGTGTGTACTTCATATCTGCCAGGCAAGTTGCCTGAACGCATGTAGGCTTCGTAGTTGATGTTGTTGTTGGCCTGCTTGTGGCAATAGATGATATCGCCTGATGAACCACGGAAGCCCCAACGAATAAATCCTGCACCATACCAGCTGTAATCCAAATAAAACATCTGCATACGGCCTAGGTCTAGTCGGTAACCGCTTGGACCTGATCCGTCAACGCGATCAATGTTCCATTGACTTTGTGGAATTCTTTGATCAATGGTTTTTGTTATCACAGCATTGTTGGCATTGATCAGGCCTCGATAGGGAGGATTTATGGTAAAACTGCTGTCACTGGCAATATCTACCACTCGATATGTCATGCCCTTGATATTGACGAAGTCGTTTGGTGCCAGTTGTCTAGCAAAAGTTGGTGTGGCTGCATTGTTTGTGGCAGCAGTGACTACTGCTCCACCAACTGCGATGTTGCCCAAGGCACCAATTTGAAATGTGGAACTGCGTTTAACTGCGTACAATTGTTGTCCGTCATATTCAAAAAATATTCCGTTTTGATCATCAAACATTCCCAATCTTACACCAGCACCCGTCCAACTGTTGATAGTTACTATGGGAAATCCTGTGGCTGTTGCACTGCTGGGAGTGCTCAAGGCTGTGTAGGTAAATCTATATCGATCCAGTGAATCTACAATAGTGAATGTGCCGTTATAAGCAGATTCATTACAACCATCAATAGTGATCGAAACCCCGGGTGATAAAAATTGTGCAACTTTGGTCGTTACTGTTACCGTGGTACCACTGCTTGTGACGCTATCTATTTGCAAACTGGGTTTGACCACAGTACCGGTACTCATTTGAATACCTTTACCACTCTGGTAACGGAAGTATCTGCGTGTTTGTCTTATGATCTGCTCGTTGTGACTGGCTGTAAATGTACTGAATTGTACGCCACCATCGTAGGCTCTATGTAAGAATTGCCCTTGTGGTCTCACAAATATATTACCACCTGTTGGGTTACCTGCTGGAGCAGAGATTGAATAGTAGGTAAATGCAGAACTGTTTGAAATTCCGGCCACTACCCAAGAACCATTTGAATTGGTCTGATTGGTGCCGGATACACCAATTTCATTTCCTACTGCTAGGCCATGAGGAACACTGGTCACTACGGTATGTAAATTGCCTGAAAATCCAATGCTGCTGTATGTGATGGCTGCATTACTGAAAAGACTGCCCGAATAGGCTGTGGTCACACCGCTCACAAAAATACTTCCGGTCACGCCTGGATAGGCACTTCGAGCTGTGTAAGAGAAACTGGTACCAGCTGAAACACTATCTACTATGTATAAACCATCTGCGCCGGCGAATAGGGTATCTATGACGTAAACTGGAGTTCCTGCAGCTGGTGGGCTGCTAGTTAGCACAGTAATTGTTCTTGAGTTATTGGTTGCATTGACACCTGTAATTGTGATAGGAGTGTTGGTGTTGTAAAAAGCAAATGGGCGATTGTTTGTGAGTCCCAAACTTTCCCATTTTGTGGCCTGTGTGCTGTATTCAAAGTCAGTGTCAATCAGGGCCTGTGGTTGGCTCACACGAAATTTATTGACCGGATCGGTGTATAATTCGTTTGGTTTAAAGCTTTCTTCGTATTCGTCAATGATGATCTGTAATTTGTCTAGACTGCTCATGCTAGACGTGTTGTACGTTAAACTAATGGTGGTGCTGGTATTTCCGGCAGCGTCTGTGGCAATACTGTGAGTAGAAAATGCCAATGATGGATCTGAAAAATTGAAAATAACTTGATTGGTATTTAAGTTAGTTATTAGAACAAAACGCTCTCTGAGAATAGCTCTAGGAATAACAATAGTCCTAGTGCTGGGCGTGAATGTATAATAAACTTCTGAAATTACTTTTCTAGACATAATTACTCCGATATATTGATTATTTAGCTGTTACAAGCCCAACATAATATCAACTGGTTTAAATGGATAAATTTTTGGTGTTGGATTTGCTGATCCTGGTTGTGTTCTAACTCTGATCACTGAGCCTTCGGGCGGGCAATCAGAAAATTTGATATTTCCTGAACTGATTGTGTATCCAGAATTGGCGCATAACACTTTTGAGAGCCAAACTGAGTCAGTACCTTCTGTGAATGCGGGCTGAAACAGTCCGTTGATTGTGACTGACAAATTCCAAGGATTTGACACTGTGACATTGGCTGTGTTGTACTTCAAGCTAAATGCAATAGTTGTACCATCTGCTACTATTTGATCTAGATCATACACCAGGCCGCTGGTGATGCTGCTGGCGTCATTGAAAACAACGCCGCTGGTAACTGCGATGTTGGCCGCTGAAACTGTGCCACTGACTGAGATATTGGTCAAAGCCTGCCGTTTCCACGCATTGTTGGTGGCATTGTAAATGTAGGTAATGCCGTTTAGTGTTGTGGTTTGTCCGTTAGTTGGCGAGCTTGGAAATGACATTGCAATTGACCTTTATAGTTACTTATCGTAATCGGAATGTGGCAGCAGGTGGCGTGAAGTTGGCGGTGTAACGTGCAAACCCTCGGGTGATACGTAAGTCATCGATATATCCCGTGAAATAATTTGAACCAGCCGGTTGTGGGTATGCCACAGTAAATCCGGCCGCACTAGAATGATTACCTGCGCTTGAGTAAGTAGAGCCGTATGCAGTTCCGTCAATATAAAAAGTATGGGTACTACCGCTTCTGGCCCAAGCAAAGTGATACCAAGTATTTGTTGCTAATGTAGCGCCGCCGCTTCCAAACACATTACCAGCGCCAACAAAATACGCATAAATTTTGCTACTTAAAAAAGTAATCACCAATCCAGCAGCATCACTACCAATATTAAGTAAAACAGGTTGACCACCTAACGAGGAGGCATAAAACCAACCTTCTACTGTGAAATTACCAGTACCAAATGTAAGATCTGGAATGCTTCTAGCAAATAAGTAATCCCCCGTTCCATCGAAGTACATGCTGGACCCGCCGAACTTGCTCTGAGCTGTACTTATTTTAGCATCTCCCAAAGTCTCAAGCACATTCTTTGCTGTAGCGTCAATGATGCCAGCGTTGGTATAGTTCATTAGCAGCGATGTGTTGGTGATCGCTGTTGGTGGTGCAGTTGGAATCGTTATGCTTGTTTGTGTTGGGTCATATACAGACGAACCCTTTACCACCCTTATGTTAGAGATGTATCCAGTAAACTGACCGCCGTATCCCGGTGCGCCGCCTGTGTTAAA